CAGCAACATCAAATTCTTCTAAAGTATAATTGTCGCCGAAAGGTAAAATATAAGTGCTAGAGAATACTTTTTTACCTACACTAAATGATTGAACATTTCTTAATACTCTTTCTAATATATAATCTGCTGAGAAGTCTACAGTGTTGAGATCTTCTATGTATCTAGTTGCTTCTGCAATAAGCCTATTCTTAAATTTATTATACTCTTTGTTATTAAATCTTAAAGAATCTATTAAATTATGTTGCTGGTCGTCTAGTAAAAATACACCTAAATCTAAATCTTCGCTTGATTTAATAATATTATCTGCGTAAGAAATGTCCTTGCCTATACTTGCAAAATTATTATTTGCTAAAGGATCACCCTCGAAACCATCTTGTGATTCTAAATACTTTTTAAAATGTGGCAAATACTCTGGACTTGCAATAGTTTGTATATCTAAATCTTCTGAGTTGCATTGCCATGAAATTGGAATACTATATCTACTGTTATTAATTAACCTAATACCTTCATCTGAATCAACTTCTATGTCAAGTATATCACCTTTGTTAAATGCAAACGTATTAAACGTTATTTGATTATCCGCATACGTGAAATTAGTAACTTTTTTATTATTAAGTTTTACTTGTATATCGTAACCGGAAGGTTCTGAAATATTTACATTAGGTTTTGCACCAATATCAAAAAGTATTTTTTCTTCTGCAATATCATTTGCATTTAATTCATAATGTGTTAAAACTTTTTGCTTACTTAACTTTGGACTATCTTTAAAGGTGTGATGATATTCAGGCACATCTTTAACTAGTTTGTAATAATACGTTCCAGAAATTTCTGTAGGTGTTGTTGCACCAAACGGATAATAAGTATATCTTTGTGTTTCTATATAGTTTTCGAATGCAATTTCACTAGAACTTTTAAAGAAACTATATCCTAAAGGAAATCCAAGTACAGCATCATTTTGACCAGTACCTACTTTGTAATTAAAAATCTTATTACCGACAAAAGTTGAATCAAAAAAGTTACCTGTATTGCTAAGTGAAATTTTATTATCGTTATACAGATTAAATAATGGTGCCTGGTTTATTCCTGTTTTTTGTTGTGCTTCTCTAAATGCAGATTCTTTATAGATAAAATCTATACCTTTATACACATCACCACTTTTAATATTAAAAGAATCGCCTTCTTTTAATTCTATTTCTTGTGATAATACAATACTTGAACCTACACCACTAACTTTGTAAACGTATTTTTTATTTTCATCTGATTCATTACCGAACACAACAAGCATGTCATTTGCAAGTGGCTCATTGTCTAATGTAATATTACTAAGACCTTCTATTTCAGATTTTAAAAATTCAGGTTCTAAAATATTTACTTCGCCAATATTTCTTGAACCGTAATTAAACATTTCAATATCTTTATTGAATTCTATAATTGGTCGTTTTGCTTTGTATGATTTATTAGGTAGCTCGTCACCTGCATCTAAAAAGTTTTCTCTGTGATACCAATTGTTTACCCTGCTCCATGCTGAACCTATATAAGAACCTCGTTCAACAACCAAATAATCTAAATCAGTATCTTTTACTCCGCCATAAACTGTGGCTGTAGATCTATTTTTAGGAGTAAGATATATACTCTCTCCTACGCCGCCAACAATATATTGTATATTAGTTTTATTAGATGGAATTGTATAATTGCCAGTAAATTGTACAATCATACCATTACGGAATTTTTTACCGTTAGTAGGCGTAAATGATTTTTTACCTATAATATCAGTATCAATATTTAACGGAGTATTGTAAGCAATGTCTATTGTGCTTGGGCCTGTGCTACTCCAAAAGTATTCTGTAAAGTTAACCAACTTATCAATATCGATAGGAGGCATAAATGTTTTGTATTCTTGCTCAAATAAACGATTGTGATTAGTTACGTCAACGCCATATGTATCTAAAATATCTATAAACTCATCGTAAAATACTAAGTTTTCACTATTACCAGTTACTGAGTTAATAGTATTAATTGTTGGACTCAAAGCATAGTGATATCTATCTGGATTTAAAGAATCTAAAAATGCGCCTGACAGTGTAGTATCGTTTCCTGTCTTTTTACCAACAAACCCTGCGAGTGATACCGTGTTGGCTTCACTGTACAGTTGCTCAACTGTATTTTCAAAGAAGTTCTTGATTGCAGTGGTCTGCAGAACTACTGGTAAATTATTGATGAGTTTATCAGCCATTTATTATCTATCCGTTCTAAGTGTTTGCGAACTTATTTTATCTACTACTTCTATATCTGTAACTTTAGCAGTATGCAAAAACAGTTCGTCTGGTTCCGCCTTTACCTGGAATAAATCTCCAAATTTTCCTGCTGTATTATTAGGTAATATTACAATACTACCGATATTACTTCCTAACTCTTGATGTATATAACTTGACAATTCAGTAAAGTAAAAAGTTTCACCAAATTCCCAATTTTCAATATTAAAATATGTGTTGAATGCTTTTATAATTCTACTTTTGATTTCGTTATCGCTTAATGTTGAGCCTTTGAGTTTTACTACTCTAAATTTTGCTCTAACATCAGCATCAGCATCACCTCCAAATAATCTTTTGAATTTAGCACTTTTAAATACCAATGTATCACTTGCTGACTTAAATTCATTTAGTCCGTTGAATTCATTTGCTAATTGTGAGCTGGTAGGTGGATATGGCCATTCTGTGCCTGGCACATCTTGATATTTTTTAACTTCTAAATAATATGTAGAACTTAAAACAAGCATTTCTACTACATTACTGATGCTCGGATCTATTCTAACGTCTTTAGGAGCAACATGTTTCCATTTAAAAATAACTTCGTCGTTGCTTCTTTCAGCAGTATTTTGTCCTGCCGCTCTACCATTTCTCACAAAGAAATCGTCTTCTGATAATTCTATTGCAGTAATTAAATTTGTATTAGTTGATGTACTTTGCGGAGTAAGTTGGAATATCTTATTGCTGGCAATAGAGTACAAATATTTTCCTCCAAACTTGCCTCGGTTGTTTTCAAAGTTTGAAATTAAGTCATCATTTTTAATAATAAGTAAATCTACTTCTGTAAGAGATGTTAAACTTGCATAACTTCCTGGACTTATGGTTTCTTCTGTCACTGCAACTTTAAGTGCAGATTCATTTCTAAAATCTAAAATATTTCCTGTAAATGGTCTGCTATATTTGTATCCATCGAAATCTGTATAGTAATCAAAAAATACCAAATCTTTTCTAGCAACAAAATCTCTAAATTGTAATGGATAATCAGGTACTAGGTCGTTGTCAGAGTCAACTGGTTTGACGATAACTTTTCTATTATCTGTAAATCCGTCATTGTATTTTACAGGACTAATTATAGACCATTCGATGTTTTTTTCTAATTTTTCTTTGTCAAAGTTATAAGTTACAATTAATGCATCTTGACTTAGCCCTACTGAGTCTCTAACATGTGTATGGTTATTTTGATTCCAATTTTTAATTCTTATGTTTCCGGTCTGTGTTGTTACATTGCCGTCTACTAATTCCACACGTCCTAATGAAGTAACATCTGGTGTATTATTTTGTGTTCCATAACTTATAGTTACTGAATTACCTGCGTTATCAGAATTGGCTCGATAAGTTTCAAACAGGTTGTTAGTAGAATTAAAATCTCTGTAGATCAATTCCGGATTTCCTTGTGCATCTGCTTGTAAAATGTTGTAACCAAATGTAGTATTATTAAATTCAAATGTAACCTGACCAGGCCAGTAATTAATCATACCTGATGCATTAGATAATGTTACATTTGCATAATTGGCATTAGCACCACTATTATCTGTTTTAAAATATGTTCTGAGATTTACTATTGCTTGATCAACAAAAACATTTGCTGACGAATCTGCATTTCTATAAATTCCTAAATTTGTTTTCCAATCAATATCTACATCATGCCATTTTGTTGATCTCGACCTCAAAGGTATATTTGTTTGATAACCATTTGGAGTATATAGTTCACCTGAGATATCACTCTTAAATTGATCCCCTCTAAATGCATCACCGGTTTGATTTGCATCACTGTCTGTCCAAATATATGTTTCAGCACTGCCTGGTTTAAAATTAAGTGTTGTAAATGTGATAGCATCTTGGCCTGCTGAATTGTCAGTGTCGGCAACTTTTGCATTTAAAATGTTGTAAAATTTGAGATCGCTTTTACTTTCTACATAATACTCTTGACCTCTCATAGTTACATTCCATATAGCACTTCCACTTGTACTTGCAGTGTATGTGAACAGTAATAACCAACTTGCATCATTATTTTGGCCTTGCGTATTCTTAGCATAGTATGGAGACCATTTTCCACTCTTGTCTATATTACTATTTTCGATTACATAAAATGAATCTTTTTCTATGTCGTATCCTAATGCAAATGTTCTTTTGTTGGAAAGTTCTTCTTCTAGAAGATTTTTTTCAGATTGCTTAAATTCTTTTCTGAGTGTTCCTATGTATTCTACTACTTTATAATCGTGATAAACTTTATCACTTAGTAAAACAGGACCTCTAGATGTGCTTAAACCACTACTTAGTGTACCATTATTTTGTATTTCAGTAATTCTTGCCCAAGTATTTTGAGAAGGATTAGTTGGATGTTCTAATTTTATAAAGTTATTTTCTTGGAACATTTTAAACAAAGTATGATCGTTTCTTAATACAGATTCTTGACCGTCTGTTCCTGTTGATGTTTCTACAAAATAACCTGAATCAGATTTTCCTGTTGTTACTGGCAACGTCTTCCAAGTAATATCTTTTTGTCTTAGAATAAATTTATTTGCCGTTAAGTCTGACCAAACTTCACGCATTTCATTGTATGTAAAGTTTGTTAATTTTGTGTCTTTTAACAGTAGAGGAATATCATACTGTAATACTTCTTGAACAGTATTATTATCAGTAATCCTAATTACACCCGTACTTGATTTAACTTCACTATACAATGCACCGTCTTGAGCAAATGTATCTAGGTTTTGATATGTGCCTGTAGGGTCATTAATATCTATATATCTACTGTGGCCTGCATGAGTTTTATTAATTGCTTTTAATTTAGTTATATTACTGCTTTGACTATATGGAAATACTTGATAGTCTTGAGCACTTACCATTCTATTTTGTGTATAAAATGCCTGTGGTGCTCGTTGTTTAACTGCGGTTAATGTTTCTGCTGGTAAACTATTAGATACTTGATATTTTAAACTACAGATCAATGTTAATTTATGCTGTTGGCCTTTGCCATTTACATAAGGTATGGTGATATTAATATTTCTTGCATCATCAGGGGTAATTGTAAAATTAGTTGGTTCACTGCTTCTTGTAAACAATCTAAAATTACCAAATGGAATATTTCCAAACGTTCCATCTGGGTATTTAATTCTTATTCCTCTATTATCTAAATTCTCAACAGAATACAAATTTCTAGTGTCTAATGTTAAATCATTATAGGTCAAAGTCTGTCCTACAGTGTTAGGAACTTTTGACCATTTGTTAAGAATACTTCCGTCTGCATTTATTTCCTGTAAATACACATCTGTTTCATTGATGTTAGATAACAATACATCTTCTATTCTACTTTCTACCGGTGTGCTGTATGCAAAGTTTGTAGTGTTAAGTTCTCCCTGTTTAAACATCAAGAAGAATCCAGAGTCATCACTGCTAATACCTAAACCATCATTTCTATAGATCAAATTAAAGTTGTTTGCAAAATCAGGATGTTGTTCTTCGAACACGCCACCATCTTTAAATGTTGGATTTACTATTTGGAAATTTAGATTTTGTCCGTTAATTCTTAATTTAAAGTTATAACCAATTGGAGCATCATTTGGTGTTGTAAGTTCATAAATTTCTGAATTTACACCATTTACATCACCTTCTATCACTGGTACAGTAAATCTATTTGACTTATTCATTGCAGAGTTTAAGATAGTTATAAATTGCTCGTAACTATCTGAATTATTTGCATCGTCAAAATATATTGTAGTATTGTTTAAATTATTACCTAAACTGTCTTGAATGGGTTCGCTTGTTCTAACAGCATCGACTTTAAGTAATCCACTCGCTGGTAAGTTTCTGCGTGGATTATATCCAAGCATCCTTGCAAGTTTAAATACCGAGTCTCTTCTTTCTGCTGTTTCTAAAAAGTTTTCTCTACTATTTAAGTCCATTCTAAACGCAAGTGATTGCGATAGGAATGCTAACATTTCTATGATAGCAATAAATTCTGAACTTTCTGTATAGTCATTGAAGTTTTCAGGAAAGTTAATTTTAATATAATCTACTAAAGCATTCCTGATAGTATCAAAATCATATGCTTGAAAGTCGACTTTACTAAAGGCTTTATATGCTACTTTCCAGTCTTCTGCGGCAAATAAATTATTTTGTCTATTAATTGATGCCATCTTGATTCTCTCGTTTAAATTCTACATATAATACATCTTCGCTTTCTAGTAATTCATACTTTAGTAGAATTTCTGCTCTTATGGAATAATCTGAAGAGTATAAATTAATGTCTAATAGTGATACTCTGCTTTCGTTTCCAACAATTCTTGTAATATCGTCTTTAATTTCTTCGACAGTATAGGAGTCTTCTGGGTTCATTAGTAAATCGTGTATAATGCAACCATAGTTAGGTCTCATTGCTCTTTCGCCTTTTCTGGTCATAAATTCGTTTAGGAGGTCACGTTTTACTAAATCTTCATCGGTAAGAGTATAAGGGGCTCTCACCCTATCTACTGTACTGAATCCTTTGAATACTGTTGCCATACAAGTATTTATCATAATCATTAAGTATAGTTTTAATTAGATACAAAAAACGGTTGACATTACCAAGATATTGTGTATAATACATCTATGCTATTTAAATAGCATTACATTCATAGGCAATACGAGGAAAACGCCGATGTTTAGGATCAAAAATGACTTTGGTCGAATTGCTGTAATGGCAGATGTTGCAAACGATAACCTCAATTTCAAGAGGTTTATTGCAACTGAATCCACAAAACAAAAGTATCCTACATACTGCTTGTATGATACTGTAACTAAAAAATATGTAGTTTTTGACAGCATTATGTTTGCTGGTCATTATGACTACAATAAAAAAACTGCTCCTAAAGAGCTAGTAGAGATGGAAACACTTATTCGAAATGGAACAAAATAACATATTGTATATTCATGGTGCTAATGCTAGTCCTGATAATTTTAACTATTACAAGTTACTGTTACCAAAGCACAACTGCATAACACCTTCATACAATATGGACGACAATCCTTTTGATGTAGTTGAAGACATTAATCGAAAAGTAAATCGAGAATTTGGTAGCAGTCCTATTACTGTAGTCGGCCATAGTTTTGGCGGACTGATAGGTGCTTGGTACAGTTCAGTAAATTCTTCGAGAATACAATCATTAATAACTATTGCTTGTCCGTGGGAAGGGACTCCTGCGGCTAGGATATTTGGCTATTTTTTTAGAAACGCAGAAGTTTTCAAGCACACTAGACCTGGTGCTCAAGTGTTACACCTTTTACAAGACAAGGTGTTCAAAGGCATACATCATAACATTGTTTGCACTGGAGGCGGAAATCCTGTTGCTGGAATGGGCAGTCAAGCCAATGATGGTATGGTAAGTGTTGCGAGTCAGAGTGCAACACCTTCAAAATTCACAATGACTAAAAATCACTATATAGATACAGGTCACAGTGGAGTTTTGTTAAATAATACTGCAACAAATTTACTCAATAAATTTATATTTGGAGATGACAGTGTCCCAGAACAGAACACTTAATAATACCCTTGAAGAAGAATTAAGAATCGAGTTAGTCGAACAATTAAAAACTATAAATTCCCTCAGAGCAGAAATTGATATGTTAAAAAATACTGTAAAAGAAGAGCAAGATCAAAAATATCGTGCTTATATAAAACTAACTGATTTGCAAAAAGAATTTAATAAACTAAATGTTAAGGTTTAAGTTGAGATTGCCTCATAAATTGCTTTCGAAGATTTATTAAATCTTTAGTTTGCTGACTCCAAGGAACAGTATTAGTACCGTAATCAGGCAACGGTACATAGTCTGGGTGTTGCCAAAGTTGTCCTTCAAACTCTCGTCTCTGCCTCATAGATTCAACTCTCAAGAAAGGTGATTTTTCGTCTGTTCTTTCTGCATACTGATATTTCAAAAGTAAATTAGGAACTAATGCATATTCTCCAGGTTCTGGGGTTCTTTGCTGAGCTACAAAAGTACCAACATCAGAACTACTAAAAGTATCTGTTCCTACGCCCATTGCAAATAGTGTGAGCGACGCCATTTGATTATTTGACACAGGAATATTTGTTTGAGATGCAACTAGTTCTTTTGTAGCATTGTACTCTGCTTGTATGGCTTCGCCGCTAGAACCTTCTCCTATATTACCATTGCTAAAGTCTAACAATTTCATGCCGCTAATTTGGTCAGTGTATTCTACAGTTCCGTCAGAGCGATAGTCTGCTGTTATTCCTTGACTTGTCAAAGCGGCTGTTTTTTCTTCAGGTGTGCCTCCAGCATCGTTAACTGTTTTAACTACGTTTTGTATTTTTTGTATGTTAGGATTAGACAAAGTAGTTCTTGTCATATTAGGATCTATTGCTATTTGACCAAGTTGTTTTTCAAAATCATCTAACACTATACCAGAACCAATTACTGCTGATTGTGTAGGTGTAAGTGTAACAGTTCTAACAGGTGGTACCGACGCCATTAGTGCTCTCTGAGTTTTAATGTCTTGTGTTGCTCTTTGTAATGCTTTATCTCTGCCGTATGCAAAATCATTTGGTGGATTTTCAGTACTGGTAGAATACATAGGATTGTTTGGACCTTGATATTCTACCCCTGTATTGAATCCTTGTGGAGAATTTATGTCAGCAGGTGTAGGCTCACCTCTAGAATTTAACGTTCCTGAAGAGCCTGTAGGCAAAGGATTACCGTTTGCATCTCTGGCTACACCTTGTGAATTTGTAAGTGCGCCTGCATTAGTTGGCACGGTATTTTCGGGTCTTTCTATGCCATGGCCTCTCCATGGCTCGCTAGTTGTAAAGTCGCCAGTGATAGTAGTAATGTCGGGAGCAGTGCCGACTCTTACTCCGCCTTGCTCTCCTAATGGTGCAGTATCGCTTGTAGTATCATATGGTATTTCACCAATCGGATTATCTTGGAAAGCAGAAGTAGGAATTTGTCCTGTGGCTAATGCATCTGCTGGTGCTGTTGGATCTGCGCCGCCACTGTTAAGTAAAATTTGTCCACCACTGTTTTCGTTTATATTTCCGCCTGCTCCTAAACTAATATCAGATGCCGCTTTCACACTTGCTTTTTGTCCTGCTTCTGTATTTAAATTACTGGCCGCCTTGATGTTTATGTTATCACTAGATTGTGCATTTAATTGTCCTGCTGAATTAAGATGTAATTCTCCTGATACTGCTGTTATAAATGTGCTGGCCGATGATGCAATTCTTGTTTCTGCTTGTGCTTCAAACAATAAGTTACCACCAACACCAGTTGGTGCACCGCCAAATGCTCCTGCGCCGGTATATCCATCTGCTGTATTATCTCCTGCGGCTTTAAGCATTATATTATGTCCTGCTTCTATGCGTACATCTTTATCTGCCCTGAGATTAAAATCTCCTCTAGTTCTCATAGTAATCCCATTTTCAGCATACACATTTAGAACACCTGTACTAGAAAATTCCATCCATACACCGCCTGACTTATTAATAAAGTACAGTATGCCTTCGTTGTCATCTAGTAAAACCTGATTTCCTTGTGCTGTTCTAATTCTTATGTTCCGACTGTTGAGATTGTCGTCCATTATAAATTGATGGCCACCTAATCTGTGATTGAAATTCTCTAAATCTCTAGGACCCGGTGTTAGTATACCAAACACTTCACTTGGTGACTCGCGCCTTGCACCACTATTAGAAAATCCTCTCACAGTGTCATACACCAATCCTTGTTTTACAATGGCTTCGCTGAGGGTGTGCTGTATTGGTCTTGTTGCTTCGTTTACTTCTTCTTGATCAGATCTTTTGTTTTTTTCTACTGATGCCATTCTAAATTTGTCTGACCCAAACGTACCAGTTTGTGGGAGACCTGGTACCATATGGTTAAATTTGTCTTGATACAAACAACTAATAACTACTGGGTATTTCATATTTCCGTCACCAAAGGCAACTAACACAAAATTACCTATGTCGGGTGGTACCATCCACATACC